ACATTGAAGACCTGACCGAGCAACAAGTTGCGATGGTTAACCACATTGCTGATCTGGATAAGAAGCTAGGAAGCCTTAGCTTTAACATGGACCAGCTAAACGTAGGCCGCGAAGCATTTGTAAGCATGCTTGCGCAGTCGTTGGCGGCTCCGGGGGAGGAAGGCGCGCACTAGGGTTGGGGCTCCTTTGGCCGAATAAAAATATGGAAGAGACATTATGGTGACCGTGAAAGAAAGCATAGCCAGGTTAGAGGCCCACGAGCGTGAGTGTGTTGACAGGATGAAGTTTATTGAAAAGCGCCTCGACGAGGGCGGTCAAAAATTTCGCCGGCTAGAGAACATGCTTTGGAGCGTCTACCCGTGCATGATCGCTGCCATAGCGATGACTAAGTGGCTGTGATTCTGGATAAGTTGATTGGACCAGTCACGGGGCTCCTGGGAAAGTTTATCGAGGACAAGGACCAGGCCAACGCCCTGGCGCATGAAATTACGACCCTGGCATCCAAGCAGGCATTGGAAATCAACAAGGCGCAGCTGGAAGTCAACAAGGTAGAGGCTGCCCATAAATCATTGTTCGTTGCTGGCTGGCGCCCGTTTGTCGGTTGGATTTGCGGAATTGGCCTGCTATATAATGTGCTCATAGCCCAGGTACTGGGCATATGGTTTGAGGTCCCCCAGGTAGATCCATCCCTCCTCACCCCAGTTTTAATGGGCATGCTCGGCATGGGTGCCATGCGCTCATACGAGAAGGCTAAGGGCGTTCAGCGGGAGAAGTAGAGATGCTCGCGAGGAAAACCAGCGGTGAAGGCGTGGCCCTTATTAGAAAATTCGAGGGCTGTGAATTCCAGGCGTACCAATGCTCGGCGTCTGTGTGGACCCTGGGCTACGGGCATACCAGAGATGTTTCGGAGGGCGACACTTGCACCAAAGACGAGGCCGAGCAGACCCTCATATCTGATCTTGAGGAGTTTGAGGGTTATGTCAGCGACCTGGTAAAAACCCCTCTGGAACAGAATCAATTCGACGCTTTGGTTGCCTGGACGTTCAATCTAGGCCCCACCAACCTCAGATCATCGACGCTCCTGGCCAGGCTAAACGATGGCGACCTGGACGATGTCCCGCACCAGCTTCGCCGCTGGAATAAGGCCGGCGGCAAGGTCCTGGATGGCCTGGTGCGCCGTAGAGAGGCCGAGGCCCTCCTATGGCTGGGTGATGAATGGTCCCATGTCTAGCCCTGCCGTTGATTTAAAGGATTTTGACATCCTGTCTGAGCAGGACCAGACGGAGGCGATGGCTCTCCTGAGTCGCTATGACCGGATTGAAAAGCAAGAGGCGTGTCAGGGCGATTTCATCAAGTTTGTCCAGCACATGTGGCCGGAGTGTATATTGGGTCGCCACCACCGGATTATTGGCGACAAATTTAATCGCATTGCCCAAGGCAAGCTGAAGCGTTTAATTGTCTGTCTTCCACCGAGGCACTCTAAGTCGGAATTTGCTTCTACCTTCCTGCCGGCCTGGATGATGGGTCTACGCGGGGACCTCAAGATCATCCAGACAACGCATACCGCTGAGCTTGCGGTTAGATTTGGCCGCAAGGTCCGGAACATTATTGACAGCGAGGACTATCAACACGTTTTTCCTGAGCTGAGGCTGCAGTCTGACAACAAGAGCGCAGGTCGCTGGACCACCAACCAGGATGGGGAGTCCTTCTATGCGGGTGTCGGTGGTGCGATTACAGGCCGTGGCGCTGATCTTCTAATCATTGATGACCCCCATTCTGAGCAAGACGCGCTATCGCCAATGTCGATGGATGCGGCCTACGAATGGTACACGTCGGGTCCTCGACAGCGTTTGCAGCCAGGCGGGATTATTGTAATTGTAATGACCCGATGGTCCACAAAGGACCTGGTGGGCAAGGTTCTCAAGCGCCAGGGTGAGGAGCACGCGGATCAGTGGGAGGTCGTCGAGTTTCCCGCAATCATGCCCGAGTCTGATGAGCCGCTATGGCCGGAGTTTTGGAGCAAGGAAGAGCTCTTGGGCGTGAAAGCGTCTCTGCCTGTATCCAAGTGGAATTCACAGTGGATGCAAAATCCTACCGCCCAGAGTGGCGCCATTGTCAAAAGAGAGTGGTGGCAGACGTGGGAGGATGAGCGTGTGCCGTCCTATAGCTATATTATTCAATCCTATGACACCGCATTCTCCGCCAAGGAGACAGCTGACTATTCGGCTATCACTACCTGGGCTGTTTTTGAGCCAGAGCCGGAAGGTCCAGAAGCAATTATGCTCCTGGACGCCAAGCGCGTTCGCCTGGACTTTCCTGAGCTGAAACGACTGGCGTATGACGAATACAAATATTGGGAGCCCGATTGTGTATTGATTGAGGCAAAAGCCAGCGGAACGCCATTAACGCAGGAACTGCGGAGAATGGGCATCCCTGTGGTCGCATATACGCCGAGTCGAGGGCAGGATAAAATAGCGAGAATGAACTCTGTCGCGCCCATCTTTGAATCTGGAATGGTATGGGCTCCTGAAGAGGCTTTTGCGGAGGAGGTCATTGAGGAGATGGCCGCCTTTCCGTTTGGCGAGCATGATGATTTTTGTGACAGTGCTACTATGGCACTGATGCGATTTCGGCAGGGTGGTTTTCTAAGCCTTGACTCTGACTATCAAGATGAGGCCCAATTTTTGAAGCGAGACAGGGTGGTATATTACTGATATGGCAATCGAAAAACGAAATTTGGGGACCGAGGATGACGGGGACGTCATTGCCCTGGGTTCCGGCATGGAGGTCATACCTGAGCCCTCTCGCGGTGATCTTATCCGCGACGCAGCCCAGATTCTGGTTACAGAGAAGGACATTTTGGTTGATGACGAGATCGACGCGGTGGACGAAACCCCGCAGGTTGATTTTAACGCCAACCTGGTAGATTTTCTTGACGAGTCAGATTTGCGCTCGTTGTCTGGTGATGTTCTTGAGTCTATTGAGGCGGACAAAGAGTCCCGCTCGGACTGGGAAGAGACCTACACCGATGGCCTAAAATACCTGGGCATGAAATTTGACGACGCCAGGTCTACGCCATTTCAGGGCAGCTCCGGCGTAATCCACCCAATCCTGGCTGAGGCGGTGACGCAATTTCAGGCGCAAGCCTATAAAGAGTTGCTCCCTGCAAAGGGCCCTGTGAAAACAGAGATTATGGGCGCCAGGACCCCAGAGGTTGAGTCTCAGGCTGAGCGCGTGCAGGAATTCATGAATTTCTACGTCATGAACGTGATGAAAGAATATGACCCTGAGCTAGATATGCTGTTGTTCTATTTGCCCCTGGCCGGTAGTGCATTCAAGAAAGTGTATTACGACACGGTCAAGAATCGAGCGCTGTCAAAATTCATCATGCCGCAAGATCTGATTGTGCCGTACGAGGCGACAGATCTAAGTTCAGCCGAGCGAGTTACGCACGTAATCAATATGTCCAGGAATGAGATCAAGAAGCAGCAGCTATCTGGATTTTATGCGGACGTGGAGCTCAAGGGTGGCGGCCAGCACTTCAGCCGCAGTGAGATTGAAGAGCAGATTGATGAGATTGAGGGCGTGTCGCCCTCTTACCAGGAAGATCGCGACCATGTGGTTTTTGAGACGCATTGCGTCCTGGACATACCCGGTTTTGAGGACGTTGGCGAGGACGGCGAAGAGACCGGATTAAAGCTGCCCTATATCGTGACCATCGATGAGGGCAGCCAGCGGGTTTTGTCTGTTCGCCGCAACTACCTGGAGAGTGATCCATCCAAGGATAAAATTAACTTCTTCGTGCAGTATAAGTTTCTGCCTGGGCTTGGGTTTTACGGCCTGGGCCTGAGCCATATGATTGGGGGGATTTCAAAGGCCGCGACCTCTATATTGCGGCAGCTGATTGACGCAGGCACCCTGGCCAATCTCCCCGCTGGATTTAAAGCGCGGGGCATGCGGATACGGGATGAAGACGAGCCGCTGCAGCCAGGCGAGTTCCGGGACATTGATACTACCGGTGCGTCGCTGAAAGATAATCTCATTCCGCTGCCCATTAAAGAGCCCAGTAATGTGCTCCAGGGCATGCTGGCGATGCTGGTTGATTCCGGCAAGCGTTTTGCCAGCATAGGCGACATGAATATCGGTGATGCGAACCAGGCCATGCCTGTGGGCACCACAGTGGCCCTTCTGGAGCGCGGCACAAAGGTTATGTCCGCGATCCACAAGCGCCTGCATTACTCGCAGCGCGTTGAGTTCAACCTCCTCGCCAGGGTGTTTGCAGAGTATCTACCCCCGAGCTATCCCTACAATACTGGCAGCGGGCCACAAGAGATTAAGGGTGAAGATTTCGACGGTCGGGTAGATATCATCCCGGTTAGCGATCCCAATATATTCTCCCAGAGCCAGAGGATCACGTTGGCGCAAGAGCTTCTGCAGATGGTGCAAAGCAACCCCGACATCCACGGTCCTGCTGGTATTTATGAGGCTTACAGGCGTATGTACGCGGCCTTGGGTGTTGATGATGTAGATTCGCTCCTAACGCCACCACCCCCGCCGCCACCGCCACCACCCCCCGTTGACGCGGGCATGGAGAATGCTGGCTTTATGATGGGCGGGCCTGCAAATGCTTTCCAGCCACAGAATCACCAGGCGCA